GTTTCCCAGTCACGATCCGTTGGGGGATTACCCGGATGTTTTGGCGCCTTTGGTGGAGTCGGTGCGGGCTTTGGCTTTGTTGTTGGATGAGGATTCTTCTGATTCGGCGGTTTGGCGTGAGTTCCGGTTTATGTTTAGGGATTTGAGGGAGGCGGCTGGTGGTAGTGACCTCGCTCAAGACCTCGAGAAAGAGTTTGCGGCGCTCGACGGCTGATCCTGTTTACGAAACTTTGCGTACTCCGGGGCGTCCTTCTGAGGGGCATCGGGTTGCGTGGGTTGCTGAGAAATTGGGGTTGCCTTTGATGCCTTGGCAGCGGCTGGTGGCTGATGTGGGTAAGGAATTGGTGCCGGCGGATGACCAGACCCGTGAAATGGTTGAGGCTTTGGGTGGGGATGCTGATGGGTTGATGGTTCCGGCTTACCGTGAGGTGGTTGTGACGATCATGCGGCAGTCGGGGAAGACGACTTTGGTGTTGCCGGTTGAGATCGAGAAGATGTGGACTCCGAACCAGACGGTTGTTTACACGGCTCAGACTGGTGTGGACGGTCGGATGAAGTTCACTGAGGACCAGGCGCCGATTATCCGTAATTCGTCGATCGATCAGAAAGTCCAACAGTATTACAAGGCTGCTGACAACACTGGGATGTGGTGGCATAACGATTCCCGGTTGAAAGTGTTGAATTCGGGTGAGGGTGCTGGTCACGGTAAAACCGTTGATTTGGCTGTGTTGGATGAGACGTGGGCGGATAAGGACGATTCCCGTGAGCAGGCTTTGAGTCCTGCGATGATTACGAAACCGCAAGCCCAATTCTGGAACATTTCGACTGCTGGTACTCCTGCTTCGGTGTATTTGAAACGGAAAGTGGAGTTGGGTCGGGCTGCTGTCCGTGCTGGCAAAACTGAGGGTATCGCTTATTTCGAGTGGACTATCCCCGACGATGAGGATGTTTACGACCCGAAAGTGTGGGCTCGGTATATGCCTGCGTTTGGGATCACTCAGTCGGAACGGTTGTTACGGCACGAAGCTGAGAATATGACGGAGGGGGATTTCCGTCGTGCGTTCGGTAACCAGTGGACCGAAACCGAGGAGCGGGTCATTCCGGGAGAATGGTGGCAGGCTGTTTGTTCTCGCGATCATCGGACTATTAACCCTGTGTATGCGATTGATGCTCGACCTGACCGGTCGCGGGCGGCTGTATCTAAAGCCGATTCGTCCGGCAACGTCGAGCTTGTGGCTGTCCGAGAAGGGATCAATTGGGTTCTCGACGCTTTCACGGATAAAGTCGAACAGTCGACTCCGGTTCTTGTGGACAAGTACGGACCGTTGAACGTTGTCGGCGACGACTTAGAAAAGGCCGGGTTCAACGTAGTCCGCATGGACTCGTTAGAGGTCCGTAAAGCGTGCCTCCGGTTTTTTGATGGGATTGCTGATAAGAAGGTTCGGGTCCGTACCGACGAACGTTTAGACGACGCGGTGAAACACGCCGCCCGCAAAAGTACTGTTGATTCGTGGGCGTGGCATCGTGAAGCTCCGGGAGGAGAAATACTTATGGCTTCTTCTCTTGCCTACACGCATGCTGTGACAGAAACCGAAGTTGTTCCGCCGTTCGCATGGAGTTGATCCGACTCGCCGGATTGCTTTTCGTTATCGCCGCTGTCGGGTTTGTTGTTTCGGCTGTCGCCTACTTCGATTGGCGGGCTGGTGTTCTCACGTTGAGCGGGTGTGTGTTGTTGGCGGGAATCCAATTCTTGAGGAGTTCTAGTGGTTGATGTTCTCGCCGCGTTGACGGGCCGACCGTCCGACAATACTCGTTCCGGGTTGTTGCCTTGGGACGATTTTTTTGGACCGTTTTCGCATAACGGGTACCCGCATTTCGGGTTCCCGATCCAAACTCTCGCCGGTGACAAGGAAGTCATGGGCGCGGGGTTCGCTGGAATGGTCGAAGGCGCTTATAAGAATTCGGGTGTTGTTTCAGCTTTGGAACTTATCCGTTTGAGCGTGTTCGCTGAAGCCCGGTTCGCTTACCGCCGTTTGAATAAGGGCCGGCCTGGTGAACTTTTCTCTACTCCGTCGTTGAACATTCTTTCCCGTCCTTCTCCTGGTAAAACCACCGGCGACCTGTTGTCTGCTGCTCTGCTCGATGTGGACATGGCGGGTAACCATTTCGCTGTGAAAGTCGACGGGCGGATCAAACGGATGCGTCCCGACTGGGTGACTGTTGTGTTGGGTAACGACAACGACGAAGTCGACGCTTTAGAAGACCCCGAGTCGGAAGTTGTTGGCTACTTGTACCATCCGGGCGGTAACCGCACCCGCGACCCGATCCCCTACGCCGTGGAACAGGTTGTTCACTGGCCTGGTTTGCTACCCGACCCGACCGCCGTATACCGGGGCATGTCGTGGCTGACACCTGTTGTCAGGGAAGTTCTTTCCGACCGGCAGGCAACCTCCCACAAACAAAAGTTTTTCGAGAACGGCGCCACTCCGAACCTGATAATCAAAAACCAGGTGACGAATATCGACGCTTTCAAACAGTGGGTTGCACTGTTCCGGGAGGAACACGAAGGGGTAGCTAACGCTTACAAAACCCTCCATTTGGGTGCTGGTGCGGACGCTACCGTTGTCGGTTCTAACTTCCAGCAACTCGACTTCAAAGCTGTTCAAGGCGCCGGCGAAACCCGTATCGCTGCTGCTTCGGGTGTTGGTGCTGTCATGGCCCAATTCTCTGAAGGTATGGAAGGTTCAGCGTTGAACGCTGGTAACTATTCCGCTGCTCGTCGTAGGGTCGCTGACGGTTTGTTTAGACCGTTGTGGCGTTCTATTTGTGCCGCTTACGAACCGATTGTTACCGTTCCCCGCAATTCCGAACTTTGGTACGACGAACGTGACATTGCGTTCCTCCGTGAAGACGAGAAGGACGCTGCGGAGATCCAGAATAAGCGTGCTGCGACCGTCGAATCGTTTATCCGCGCCGGGTACACCCCCGATTCGGTTGTGGTCGCTGTAGACAACGACGATTTCAGTTTGTTGGAACATACCGGGTTGTTCTCCGTTCAGCTGCAACCTCCCGGTGCTCAATCCCCTACCCAGGAGACTCCTGATGAGTGACAAAGTTACTCGGTCTTTCGACTTTGAAGTACGTAACGTGACCGACGCCGACGACGGCCTAACCTTAGAAGGGTACGCCGCCGTGTTCGACACGCCGACATCTATCCGCGACCGGTTAGGCGAATACGACGAAACTATTGCCCGTGGTGCGTTCACGAAAACTCTTTCCGAACGTACCCCTGTGCTTCAGTTCGACCACGGCACCCACCCGATGATCGGTTCCATTCCCCTCGGGCAGATCCGTTCTGTTACCGAAGACGAGAACGGGTTGTTCGTCAAAGCCCGCCTGTCGGATAACTGGCTGGTCCAACCCGTCCGCGAGGCTATCGAGAATGGTTCCATCCGTGGTATGAGTTTCCAGTTCGCTGTCACCCGCGACGAATGGAACGACGACCAAACCTCCCGCACTATCCGGGAAGTCAAACTTTACGAACTGGGCCCGGTCGTTTTCCCCGCCTACGAGCAGACCACTGTCGGGGTACGTTCCGAAATCAGCAATGTTTTAGCCTGCGAGAACCTACGCATGGATCTTGCTAGGGCGATCACTTTCCCCGCCGACCCGGACGCCGCCACAAGCACCTCCGGCGAAGCCAACGACACGCCGCCTCCCGCACCTGTCGTCACCGCAAACGAACGGAAAGCCATAGCTGCACCGTTCGACAAACAACTTAAAGGAGTTATCGCATGAGTAACAAGCTCATTGCGCGGCTTTCTGAAATCAAAGAGGAAGCGTTGGCTATCCGCTCAGAACTATCCGAGCTGGTAGAAGCCGACGAACTCGACGACGATCAGGAAGCCCGTTTCGCTGAACTCACTTCCGACGAGGACAACCCTGTTCGCGCTTTGGAAGCTGAGAAAGCACAAATCGAATCCCGACTGGCAGTATTGGATGCTGCTGAGAAGGTCGGTTCCACCGAAATCGGTGAGGACCGTTCCGTTCCCGCGTTCATGAAACGCACCGAAACGGACATTGATCTGCGTACCGCTTCCCGTGGCGAAGTCCGCTCGGCCGCTCTGAAACGGCTCGAGGAGGAACACACGGAGCAGATGGTTCCCGTCACCGACGAGAACGCCGCGCACATCGAGAAGCTGGTCAAGACACGTTCGATGAACACCGACGGCGACCTTATCGCCCGACGGTTGCTTATCACCGAGTCGCCCGCTTACCGGTCAGCGTTCGGTAAAGCCATGACGTACGCACAGCCCGCATGGACCCAAGAGGAAATGAACGCTATTTCCCAGTTCCGTGCCGCTGAACAGTCACTAACCAGTGCTTCTGGTGGTTACGGTGTTCCCGTACTCATCGACCCGACCGTTATCCTGACGTCGGGTGCTGCTGTCGCACCACTGTTGGGTGTGTCTCGTATCGAGAACATCACTAACAACGTGTGGAAGGGTGTCAGTTCTGCTGGTGTCGCATTCGCGAACGAAGCCGAATCAGACCCCATTGCTGCGCAGCAGGCAACGTTCGCTCAGCCGACCGTCACCCCTGAGAAAGCGGCCGCTTTCATCCCGTACTCATTCGAGATCGAAGGCGACTACCCCAACTTCGCGGGTGAAATGGCTACGCTCATCGAGCAGGCTTACGTCGACTTCCTCGCTGTTGAAACCGCTACCGGTTCTGCCGGTGTTGTCGGTATTTTCACGGCGATCGACGCTGCGTCAGGTTCGGAAGTGAACCCGACGACTGACGGTGCTCTCGGACCGGAAGACGCCCTCGTGGTTTGGAAGAACCTGCCTGAGCGTTACCGTCCGCGTTCGACGTGGTTCATGGACGTCACTGTTGAATCGCAGTTGCGTACTGGTGCTGACGGTTACGGTTCTCGTGACCTGTCCAGCGAAGGTATCGGCCCACTGTTGGGCAAACGTGTGCTTTTGAGCGACTATGCTCCCGCCTTCTCCGGAACTACGGGTGCTAGTAACTTGGCGATCCTCGGGGACTTCTCCCGTTACGTCATCGCGCAACGTGTCGGGATGAGCGTCGAGTTCATACCTCACGTGTTCCACTCTGACGGAACGCCTAAGGGCCAGCGTGGCTGGCTTGCATGGGCTCGTGTTGGAGCTGACTCCGTTGACGACAACGGGTTCATTTTACTTCAAAACGCCTAGGGTACTGGGGTTTTAGACAAACCAGTGATATACTGGAAGTCATGGAATCCCATACCAATCAATGTGAATGGTGTGGAGTCGACTTTGTGTTTGCTCCACACCACCCACACCAGAAATACTGTTCCATTCCTTGTCAAAGAAAAGGAACGTGGCAAAGGAACAAACCGACTGCCCGACTTCTTGAATGTGAATGGTGTGGGGCCGAGTTTCAGGCACGAACCAGCCAACAGAAGTATTGTTCTGTTCCTTGTCAGCAGGCTTCTTACAAGAACAAGTTGAAGGTAGGTCGCGACTCAAGGCCTAACATTTGTCCCGAATGTGGCGAATCTTTTGAACCCAACCAGCGAGGAGCCCCAAAGAAGTATTGTTCTCGGGTGTGTACTGTGCGTTCAGGAAACCGAAGAAATAACCGTTCTCGGCTGCCCCTGATGCAACCACGGGAGAGGTCATGTGATTATTGCGGCGAAAGTTATGTTGCCAGGAGTCGGGACAGCCGCTATTGCCCCGATAGTTGGTGTAGACAACTCGCCTACCAGAAGCGCAAGCGAGAGGGAAAATCTCGTCTGGTTGTTCCCCACAAGGTGACCTGTGACGATTGCGGAAACGAGTTCGTGGGCAAGCACCCTTCTGCTCGTTGGTGTTCTAAGAAGTGTGCTAATAGACACTGGGGCCGTGTGCGTTCCCGTCAGCGCCGTAGGCCAACCCGAGCTAAATACACCGACCTTCAAGTTTTCGAGCGGGATAACTGGACGTGCCACATCTGTGGTGGGCCGGTTGATCCCGACCTCGACCGCCTCCACGAGATGGGGGCAACCATCGACCACATCACCCCGATTAGCAAGGGTGGCGTGGACGAACTAGACAATGTTGCTCTTGCTCACTGGTCTTGTAACCGGGAGAAAGGAGCGACCCTAAGTTAAGGAGAATGCGTATGGGGTATACCTATGCGAAATCCACTGTATCCGCCACTACAAGGGGCGGAATAATCATCAAACTGAACGTTGGGGAAACGTGGGATGAGAACGACCAGTTCGTTAAAGACCACCCCAACTTGTTCGATAAAAACCCGCCGCGTGTGCGCACTCAGTCTGGGTGGGTTCCGGCGGATGTTGTAGTCGAAACGGCTACGGCGAATCCCGGTCAGAAACGAAAAACCAAACGATGAACGGGAGCGGCGTTTTCGTCGCGTACCTCCACCCCGATAACATTTCGGCGTCGTTCCACAAATCCATAACCGATCTGCGGATACACGACATGACCAACAGCCAACATATTGTTGGTTGGGGTGCGGTACGTTCAACAGGGTACGGGATACCAGAAGCCAGGAACACGGTCGCTGACCACGTGCTGAACGAGAAACGGTTCGAGTGGTTGTTGTTCGTCGACGCTGACATGGGGTTCAAACCCGACGTGTTGGACCGGTTGATGGAACACGCCGACCCTACCGACCGTCCGATTGTCGGCGGTTTGTGTTTCGCTTACCGGGATCAAGGGTTCGACCAGTACAACGGTTCCCGTTTGGAACCACGTCCGACAGTGTACGACTGGATCAACGGCGAGTTCGTTGGTAGAGCCCACTACCCTGTCAACCAGTTGGTCCGTTCGGCTGCTACCGGTACCGCTCTACTGTTGGTTCACCGGTCGGTGATCGAGAAGGTCCACGCCGAATACGGTAAGGACTGGTTCGACCGGATACCGAAACAGAAAACGTCGGTGGGTGACGGACCCCTCGGCGAAGACATATCCTTTTTTATTCGGTGTAACGCTTTGGAAATCCCTTGTTATGTTCATACGGGGATTCGGACGTCGCACCATAAGTACATTTGGGTGCAGGAACTCGACTTTTGGGAGTCGTTCCATGCTCCTCCCGCTGTCGACCAGGTTGATGTTGTTGTTCCGACGGTGAAACCCCGCGTTGGGAACATTCCCGTGTTAGCGGAATCGTTGAAGGCTTCGACGGGGTTAGCGAACCTGATCTTGGTGTTAGACGACGAGGAACACCGCGAAACGTTAGAAGCGGCGGGTATTGACACTTCCAGTTCGATTATCTGCCCTGGTAGGTTCCCGGTGAAAGTCAACGCCGGTTATCAGGCTTCGTCGGCGCCGTGGGTGCAGGTTGTCGGGGATGACGTCCGGTTCCACCCCGGCTGGTTAGACCACTCGCAGCATGTCGCCGGGTTGTACGGTGCGAAGGTTGTCGGATCTAACGATTTGGCTAACCCTCGTGTGGTGAACGGTGAACACGCGACGCATTGGATGATCGCCCGTGACTACATCGACGAGGTGGGTGCTTCGTGGGACGGGCCCGGTGTTGTAACTCATGAGGGTTATAAACATTGGTTCTGCGACGACGAAATCGTTTGGGCTGCTCGAGACCGTGGGGTTTTCCAACCTGCGTTGGGTGCTGTTATTGAACATTTGCATCCGATTACTGGCCTGGTCGAAACGGATAAGGTTTATAAGAAGAACGACATGTACGCGGACCGGGATAAGAGACTGTTCCTGAAACGGTTGAAAGCGAACGTGGACGTCTGATGGCTTCCCCAGAATTCCAACACACGAAAGACTACCCGGTTTGGAAGGGTGTCCGCATCCTGAAACACCCCAACGACATGATTTCCACGCAGGAGATCATTTGGGATACGAAACCGGGTGTGGTCGTCGAAACCGGTTCTAAATATGGAGGGTCCGCTAACTTTTACGCTGATTTGGGTTGCGAAGTCCATTCTGTGGATGTGGCTCCGCCGCACGAACCCGCCGCCCACCCGAACGTCACTTACTACCGTGGGTTTTCGACTTCTCCGCAAGTCTTGTTCTTCATCGGTGAAGCGGTCCGGGGGAAACGGGTGATGGTCATTTTGGATTCGGACCACCACAAACAGACCGTGTTGGACGAACTCGAAGCGTACGCACCGTTCGTTTCTTCGGGTTGTTACTTGATCGTCGAAGACACTGTGTTTGGTAGGTCAATCCACTTGTCGGACCATAAGGACGACGGGCCGGCTGACGCTTTGGACGAATGGTTACCTTCCCACCCCGAATTCCGGGTGGATTCGTCCCGTGAGAAGTTCGGGGTTACGGACCACCCCGGCGGGTACCTGCTCAGATCATGACTCTTACGATCATTGTCTGCCACATGCGGGAACGCCGCCAACTTCTTTCTCGGTGTTTGTTCTACTTGGAGAACCAGACGTGCGACAAAGCGGACGTGTTGGTGATGCACGGCAACAAACCGAAAGGCGACAAACTCAACTTGGCGTATTCGAGAGTGGACACGTCGCATGTGATGGTCGTCGACGACGACGACTGGGTTTCGCCTTACCTGGTGGAAGCGGTGATCGACCACACTGAGGATTACGTCGGGTTCGATTCGTTGCAGATGGTGAACGGCAGGTTCGCTGAAATCACCCACCAGGAAGTAGCTTCGCATATTTGTCCGACTCGCACAGAGTTGGCTTCGTCGGTGGAGTTCGGCAACGAATACCTCGACGACATTAGGTGGACTAAGAAGGTGGCGGAACTCGTGGACACGACCGCATACTTGAACCGGGTGTTGTACTTCTACGACAAGTGGAACCCGCCCGGTGGTTACAACGGAACTGACAAAGGTTGGTCTCCGCCGCGGGAAGTGGGGAACTGGCCCCACAACAAACAGAACTTTTTCTGGTTGTAATGGACACTCATCTGATTACCGGCGGGGCTGGGTTCATCGGCTCGCATTTAGCTCGGAAACTCGTCCAGAACCACAACGTGGTCGTAGTCGATAACCTGTCGGGCGGTTGGAAAGACAACGTTCCCGACTCGGCGCAGTTCGTCGAACACAACCTTGTTACTGGTGACACTGACTGGCTGATCCAAACGTGGCATCCGGACACGATTTGGCATCTCGCCGCTTACGCCGCGGAGGGCCTGTCGCATTGGGTGCGGGAACATAACGTGTTGAACAACTGGTTAGCTTCCACACGGTTGATTAACTCGGCTGTGAAACACGGAACCTCCAAGTTCGTGTTCACTTCGAGCATGGCGGTTTACGGTTCTCAAACCCCGCCGTTCACTGAAGCGATGACCCCGGCTCCGGAGGACCCTTACGGGATCGCTAAATACGCTGTCGAACAGGATTTGGCTGCTGCTGGTGAACTGTTCGGGTTGGATTACACGATTTACCGTCCGCATAACGTGTACGGACGGAACCAGAACATAGGCGACAAGTACCGGAACGTTGTAGGGATTTTCATGCGGCAGGCGTTGTCGGGGTTGCCTATCCGAGTGTTCGGCGACGGCCAGCAAACCCGTGCGTTTTCGCACGTGTCGGATATTGTCCGTCCGATGATCGCCGGTGTCGGCCATTCGGGCGAAACGTTCAACATCGGCGGCGAAACGGTTATCACCATCCTGGAACTGGCGGAACGTGTCCAAAACCTTTTTCCGGGTTCGACGATTGAACACGTCGAAGAACGGTACGAAGTGAAACATGCTTACTGCGACCACACGAAAGCCCGTGACATGTTGGGGTTCTCTCCGACTACCGGGTTGGATTACGGGTTGCGTGACATGTCTTCGTGGGTGAAACGGAACGGGGTTCGTTGGTCTACCACTCCCGAAGTCGAACTGGAATACCGTCTACCGGAGTTCTGGAAATGAAATGTGCTTACTGCCTCCAAGAGTTGGACTTGTTCAACTTCGGTACCCAAGTCCAAGGGTGCATCAACTGCGGGTGTTTGTATTCGAGAGAGTTGTTGGACACTGCTGATGTCGACGAGCGGAACGACCTTGTTGTTAGGAAAGACCCCCGGACGAAGATCAGACGTCGTGCGGGTACCCCACCGTACGTTGAGATTTACACGCCGGCATGAGGAAACATTTGTGGTTGGCTCGTAAACCGCCAGCCCAACTCAAAACCGGTTACAAACAATCATCGAACCGGGTTGTTGAAGGTGTCGCCGAAACCGGCGAAATGTCACCGAAGGGTTTAGTCGCCCACACCGAACATTGGGATGGTCGGGTCACTGGCGAAGCCGGACCCACCCCCATCCGGTACGTGGTCGAAAAGTCGGGTCGTATCCGCCCGATGACCTTCAAGGAAATGGTTGCTAAAGGGTACTTCATTATCGGACGTGGCCCCACAGGTGTACGTGTTAGGAGAAACAAATGAGCGACAAGATCGCTAAGAAGAAAGCAGAACTGGCGGTTCTTGAAGCCGAAGCCGAGTTCTCTAAAAAGAAGGCAGCTGGGAAACTCACCCAAGCCGACAAGGAGGACCTCCGGGCTCTCCGTAAAGCGTTCCGTGAGAACCACCGCGAACCCACCAAGGATGGTGCCGCGCCTGCTGCGCTCGGAGCGAAAGCGAAGGTTAACTAAATGTCTATTACCGCATCAGGCTTATACGGGCTCACCCTCGAAAAGTTCTTCATCGACACGCTCGGCGACTCGTTAGAAGCCGAAGACAACGATCTGGCGTTGGTGAACGATTCGCACACTCCCGATTTCACTACTCACGATTTCGCTGCGGACCTGACGAACGAAATTTCGGGTGGTAACTACGCCCGTGACGCTGTTACTACTACGGAGATTACGTTATCGACTGGTACGTTGACGTATGACGCCGCGGACACTGTGTTCGATAACGGCGGTTCCGACGACGTGACTATTACGGACGCTATGGCCGGTGTTCTTATCAGGGCTACTGGTAACGACGCGACTGCTGAACTGATCGGTTTGTGGGATTTCGTTACTGCCGCTTCGTGTTCCAATTCGACGTTCACTGTCCAATGGAACGCATCAGGTCTACTGACCCTCGATTACACCCCGTAACCTTCTGACAGTTCAGGAGGTAGCTTATGGCTGCTGGTAGCTTCGCTAAAGTTGCCGGTTCCGGTCAGGGAATACCAGGAACAACGTTCTCGACGTTGGACTTCGGAACGATCTCGGTTGACGCTGATTCGATCCTGACCGAAACATCTGGGGGGGTTTACCGCCCCGACAGTGCCGGTTACTACCTGATCGTCACGGAAGCGGTTTTTCAACTCACTCACAACAACCGGTTCAACGTCCACCACAAGATCCGTCGGAATTCGACGGATGTGGACGGGGCTCACGGGTCCGGTTACGGACGGAACAATTCCAACGACGAAGCGTATGTTGCTGCGCGTATGGTCATGCCGTTCAACGGCACTTCTGACACGTTCGACGTTCAGCAACGCCGCGATAGTGGTAACGGTTCGTCGGCGGGTTCGTACGCTACGACCCGGATCAAAGTTGTTCAGCTCACCGATTCGACTAGCGGAGTTCCGTTCCTGCATGTCGGTACTCCCGCCGCGTCGGGGTACGGCGGTGAAGGGTATTCGGTTACGACCGGTTGGGATGTCATAACCGAAACCGACGACACTGTGTTGTCGTTCGAGAACGGTCAGGACATACGACTCCACGAAACGGGCCGTCCGTATCTGATCGTGTACGGGGCGATGAACTCCGATAGTGGTGGTGCTCGCACTACCCGCATGTCGAAACTGTTCTACAACGACGACCCTGTACACCATTCAACGGGTTACGCTTACCAGCGTAGTTCGGCCTGCCAGTACGCTGTCCCGAACGGGATGGGGTTGGTCAAACCGACCACCGCTGACCTCGACGTAGACCTACGCATCGCAGGGTACGTCGACAACAATGCTGTTTTGTGGGGTACGTTCGATAACGGTGCGTGGACTCTTTCAGCGTCCGAAGCTGGCATGTTCGCTATCGCCCTTCCAGCTTCCACCGATGTAGCGGTTTACGAGGATGAAACCGGTAACCAAACGATCAACGGTACCGGCATAGTAGACCTCAACGTTTTCCGTTCGACTGTCACCGAAACAGGAGTGTTTTCCCGTACGGGGAACACCGCTGTTGATGTTACTGGCGCAACGGATGTTCTCGGTCATGCAGCGTTGGCTGTTGAACGTACAGCGTCGTCCGGTACTCGAGCCATGTATTCGGTCCGGTTCGAGGTTGAAGGTTCCGACCAGGCTGACACCGCCGCGCAGAAGTATCAGCGTGGCGAACAGGGCGGTGACGACACCAAAAACACTGCTATCTCGTCTACTCATGTCGGTGGGTTTTCGGCTGATGACACTGTCAACGTCGAAAAGTTCATTTCTGGTGGGCAGAATTCGGGTGGCAGCGACGTATCAGAGGTTGCCGGTGCGTTCTTCGTTGATTTGTCGACGTTGGCTGCGGGTGGCACTCCTGGTTCGGCGACTCCGGGTGTTATTTCCGCTTCTGCTGTTATGCCTTCGGTCACGGTTGAAGGCCCGCAGGTTGTGTCGCCTTCTGCTACGAGTCTGTTCGTTGTTTTGCCTGCTGCTTCGACTGTTATCCCGTCTAGTTCGACGTTCCAATACCCCGGCGATTTGGCTTCCGCTGACGTGTTTTGGGCTATCGACGCGGCGCAGCTCACCGGTCATTCTGATGGTGGCAAAACGGTTGATGCTGTACCGGACCAGACCGGCAACGAACCCGCTTCGACTGCCGACAACGGCGAAGAAGCTGTTTACAGGGCCAGTTCGCATTTCCGTCGGCCTTCGATTGAGGGTGACGGGAGCGCTCATTTAGATTTCGACTGGGAAACCTCTCATTCGCCGCCGCTGTTCACGATCACCGCACATAAATGGTTGTCCGGTACGGGTATACGGAACGTTCTCCATTCAGCGAAGAAGGGTGAAGGCCCTCCGAATAAGCATGTTCAGGGCACCCAGTCGGGTAATTCGGGTGAGGGCGGAGAATTCCACGTTCTGATGTCGGGTGACGGTTCCGGGCCCGCTCATTTAGATCCGAGTACTGACCCGGGTGCTGACGGCGGAGACATCGACACGGTGTTCGTTGACGAGGAGTGCGTCACGTTGTACACGTGCGCAGCGAACGGTGACATCGAACTTTGGAAGCTCACCCAGTCGAAAGGCTGGGAGCAACTCATCGACGGCAACTCCGGCGCTAACGCCATGAACGGGTTGTCTTTACTGTCCAGAGAAGACGGCAACACGTCGTCGATGGCGAACCTGGCTATCTCCTACATGATTGCTGGTGACGGGACTAACTATTCTCTCGACGAGTTGAAACTCGCCGCGGAGGACATCGCCGAATGGTGCCACGTGAGGAAAGTGTTGCAACGGTTCGAGTTGGACGGTGTGACCGCTGAACTGGCTGTTGACTACACTGACACCGACCCGTACAACATGGACGGTAACGGCACACTCGAAGACGACCTTGTTCTCACTGTCACTGGCGGAACCGTTCACTTAGAAATAGACAACGCTCTCGGACTGTCGTGGATCGACGGGGATTACACCGCCGGTCAACACACCTTGTCGCTTCCAGTGTCGAACTTGGTGTTGTGGAAAGACATGACCGAAATCAGAATGTCGGTGGTCTGAGTGGCTGCACCAGGAGCGTTCACTAACGCTAACACTGCTTCGTCGGGAGCGAACTCGAACACGTCGGCGTCGGTTACGTGTTCAGGTAACACCGTCGACAAGATCGCTGTCATCGTCGTCGACGGATTGCACGAAACCGGCGACAATTTCACGGCTGACACCACCGGTTGGACTCTCGGATTTTTGAAGGAGTACGACGGGTCGAACGTCGACCAGACGGTAGGGATTGCGTACCGGGCCGGCGGATCTGATTCGACGTGTGCCTTTTCGTGGGATACGGGCGCGTCGTACGCTGTGTGGTCCGGTGACTCCGACGACACTGATTTCTCGTCGGACACACCAACGTTTTCTACTGCCGCGACCGGTACATCAACTAGTCCTGATCCTGGTTCGGTGGCTTGGACCCCGGTGAGTACTGACGCTCGGATACTGGTCGTGTTCGGTACTGCCGCCGCGCAACGATCTATCAGCGGCTACCCCGAAGCGGATAACAACACGAGCGTCGACTCAGGTGGTGCAGGTGACGCCCTTCTAGGGTTGTGTTCGGTTGGTGTCACCGCCGATTCGCCTTACGACGCTGGGGCGTTCACGGTCAGCGGAACCATGAACTGGTTGGCTGTTTCGATGGCTGTCCTCGAGGCTTCGAGTGCGACACCCGCGACGGTCACTCCGGGAGTTATAAGCCGGTCGTTCACTGTTGAATCTTCCACTCAAGCCGGTGGGGGGGTTGTCACTCCGGCTGCTACAGCACGAAGTTTCACTATCCCGTCCACGACGGAATCGGGTGGTGGTGTCACCACCCCGGCTTCGACTGACTTGTCGGCTGCACTTCCCGCATCGTCGACTGTTGGTGGTGGAGTAACCACTCCGAGTTCGACTGATTTGAGTGTTACCGTCGACCAAGGGTCACCGGTCGGTGGCGGAACTGTTACCCCTGGGTCTGTTGACCGGAGTTTCGGTGTTAACCAGCCGACACCAGTAGGCGGCGCAGTAGTCAACCCTTCAGCGACGGAACTCAGTTTTGTTCTACCGTTGGTGTCGATAGATGAGGGTTCTGCTTCAGCGACGGTCACGCCCGCGGCGGTAGACTCGAGTGTTGTCGTCCCGCAAGCGTCACCTGTCGGACCGGGAGTGACCACTCCGGCACAAACCGCCGGAAGTTTCACAATCCCTCAGGGTTCGCCGGTTGGTGCCGGTTCGGTGTCACCGTCCGCCACAACTCTAGTTTTGACCGTTCCGCAGGCTACTACGGTCGGCCAGGGTGCCACCACACCCACACAAATAGGCCTGTCAGCCGTTTTGCCAGCGGTCACACTGTCTGGTGGCGCAGTAGCCACTCCGGGCGTTCTAAACGTCGATTTAACAATCCCTCAAGTTTCTATCAACGCTGGTGGTTCGGCGACGGTCACTCCCAGTTCAGTAGATTTGGTTGCGGATCTGCTGCAAGTGACACCAGTTGCACCCGTCACGGTGTCACCGTCGGACATCACCGCTACTTTGACGGTGCCCGCGGCGACAGTAAGCGGCGGAGGGGTCACAACCCCCGCGTCCACAGATTTAACGGTGGTCATCCCGCAAGGGACACCGGTTGCACCAACAACAGTCACCCCGGATTCGACCGACGTTACATTCGTGTTGGACGCCGTAACAGTTGTCGGGGCGGCTGGTCCCACTCCGGGAAGCGTCGACCTGACGGTTGTTATCCCTTCCGCTACCACCACGAACTCGGATGCGGCATCAACGTACATTTACCAAGAAGGCGGAATCACGGTCGCTATCCAACTCGGTGGTTTAGCCGGAGGCGGTTCAGAAGGCGGACAGTCCGGTTCGGGCAGTTCGGGAAGTCTTACAGCAGGGAGCCAAACATAATGACACAACTACTCGCCGCAGCCGGCCCGTATTCACTCACGAAAACGTGGTATGTGGACGGGACCGCTACAGACGTTGGGGATGTGACCGTTGGGATAACCGACGGGAACGGCGATTCTGTTGTCGCTTCGGGTACTGCAACAACGAACAACGCTGACGGTACTTACACGTATTCGTTGGCTGACCAACCGTCACCTGACATTCTGACAGTGACGTGGACCCGTGACGACACGGGCGCTGACCTGTCCGACCGGTTGGAACTGTTGGGTAACTGGTTGTTCACCGAAGCTCAAGCTAGAGCGTTTCAGGGTAAAGCCGACGCTACTTCATCTTTACTCCCGTTGGCTTCTTCGACTGAATACCCTGACGCTACCCTCGCCGACGAACGAGCTCGTATCACCGACGATTTGGAACAGTGGACGGGCAGGTCGTTCATCCCCCGGTATGCTCGTATCGAACTGCCCGGTAACGGCCAGTCGACTATTTCACTGCGTGATGGGTTCTGCCGGACGTCCGACGGGTACACACTCAACCGGCCCGGACGGTTCAACGACATCGGTGTTCTCCTCACCGCCAAAGTGGGGTCTACAGCTCAGACCGCTTCCGAAATCAAAATTGATCCTGTCCGCGGGCGGTTGGTCCACACGACAGGGTATTTCACTGAAGCGACGATCACTAACCCGTTCAACGTTGTCATCGAATACGTGTACGGGTTGCCTTACCTGATTGATGGGGTTGACCGTATCGCCATGAAACTTCTTGTCGACCGGTTGGTTCCTTCGGCGTGGCCTGACCGGGTGCTGTCCGCTGACACTGAATACGGGACCACAAGGTTTGTGCAACCTGGCGGTCCGATGAACAACAAAACTCGGATTCCTGAAGTTAACGATTGGGTGCGTGAACACGACATGAGAGTGTTGGTCGGGTGAGCACTTCCAAGTTTCAGGATGTGCGCGCAGCGTTGAAAACGCTTATCACCACCCGGTTCACCACGGACGGTATTTCTGATGTTGAAGTGTTTGAGTACCCGCCGATGGGTGACGCCACTCGAGAGGACCAAGTTTGGTTCGGTCGTATTTCGGTGGAGCAGGAAGGTTTAACGATGGGCGGCACTAGCCGTGTTGTAGGCGAAACCCTAGTTTTGGACGTGTCTGTTAGGGCTCCCCGTTCCGGCGCCGACCAGGACGACATGAAACTGGCCGAACAACGAGCTGAAGCTATTTGGGCGTCCGTCGAGAACGCTGTCCGTAACGACTCGTCCGTTGACTCGAACGTGATGTTCACCGAAATCGTTTCGTTTGAAAGCATCCCCGACTACGACGGGCAGGGTGCTATCGGAACGGTCGTAGCGTCCATTGTTGCCATGTCGAACATTTAGAGGAGATTCCTGGTGGCTGAAAAGAAACCCATTAAATACAAGGCGGTCGTTCGTTTGTCCTACGAGGACGGAACGTTCGTAGACCCCGGTAAAACCCTGTCCAAGAAACAGGCTGCACGACTCGAAGACGAGGACATGTGGCTAGTGGATCAGGGGCTAGTTGAGAAAGTGAGTGTTTCCTGATGGCTGCTGTTCATGGTAAGGGCACGTCTGTTCTCGTCGATGAATTCGATTTGTCTGCTTACTTCAACCAGGTGAACGCTTCCCGTCAGATCCAAGCGGTCAATACGACCACGTTCGGTAACGACGACAAGAACTATATTGCTGGTGTCGAATCGGGGTCGATGTCGATTCAGGGTTTGTGGGACGGGTCGGCTTCCGCCGCGGACGAAGTGTTGGATTCGGCTATCGCCGCTGAAAGCGTTGTGACGGTTTGTATCGACGGGTATGACGCTATCGGTAATAAAGCGGTGATGATGAAAGGCGAGAACGTTTCTTACCAGATCCGTTCGACGACTACCGACGCTGTTCGGATTGTTGCTGGTGGTACTGCTGATGGCGGGGTTCGCACTTCGGGGGTTGTGTTGCAACCGTTGGAGGCGGAAACGACGACGGTCGATAACACGTCGTACGATTCGGGTGCTTCATCGAGTGTTGGGGGGATGGGCCATTTGCACGTAACCGCGTTTTCGGGTACGTCCGGGACTCTTGCTTTGGAACATTCCGCTAACGATTCGACTTGGGCGACTCTCATCGAATTCGATTCCGTGACTGGTGTCGGAGCTCAACACAAACTCGCTACAGGAACGGTTAACCGTTACCTCCGTTTTGCTATCACCGCCGACTCGTTCACTTCGTTGACGTGCGCGGCTTCGTTTGCTCGTAACCGCCGGTAACCCCGGCATTCATTAAGGAGAAATTCACATGGCTTTTGTTCATGGTTCTAATTCTGATATCAATGTCGATTCGACGAATATCAGCCAGTACACCGATTCGGTGACTCACGACCGCAGCGTGGACACTGCGGAAACTTCAGCGTTCGGCGACGACGACAAAACGTTTATCGCCGGGTTGGAGGACGGTTCGTTCAGTTTGGGCGGGCATTGGGATACGACCGCTGACGCCGCACTGGACGGGTTGTTCGACGGTGCGACTGTCACCATTTTGTATGGACCTGCGGGTTCTGGTAGCGGCGCTATCAAGTATTCGTGTAGTGCTCTCGTAACTAACTATTCGATTACGTCTGGTGTTGCTGACCGGGTGAACTGGTCCGTGTCGTTGCAACGTACCGGTGCGTTGACTAGGGGTACCTACTAATCAGCAAGATTGTGGTGAAGGGTCTCGACGATTTCCGTCGGGACCTCCGCCGCGTGGATAAACGGTTACCGACCGCTTTACAGAAGGCGCATAAGAAGGTCGCTCAACGGGTCGCCGAAAAGGGTAAACCTGCTGTGAAGAACTTGTCTTCGCCTGGTGGGTCTAAGGCCATGTCGGGTATTCGTGGTAACGCCACGCAGAAGGCTGCTCGTATCACCTTGTTGGGGTCGAACCCGACGATTAGAGCGAACGTGTTCGGCACTCTGTCGCATACTGTGTTCGGTCGGTCGGTTCCGGGGCGTGGCCCGTGGAAACCGTGGATCGGTAACAAGTGGCAACCCGAAGACCTATACGGTATCGGCCCGGTGATTAAGGACGTGGCGGATAATTTCGCTTTGGATGAGTACGCCGACGAAATCCACGACGCTTTCAAAGTGGCGTTCCCTCACTGATGGAAGGCTACGCAAAAATCCCGTTAGACGAAATCTCGTTGGCGGAAGCTATGGGTGTTGTCGACGACGGGTCGTGGTGGGTGGAGTCGATGCCGCCGCTGCTGATCCACTACCCAGTCCAGTTACCGACGGTGGCTGCGTACTGGGAGTTGTCTGTTAGGGATCACCGCGCGATGTTCGAGTGGCTTGTTAAGTCAGGAGTTGTGAAGAATGGCGACAACCCGAACGAGTGAGTTGGTGGTTTAAGTGGCTACAACGCGCAAGAGAAATGTCGAAATTGAGTTCCTTGTTGATGATAAGCGGGCGACTAAAAGCCTGAAGAACATTGAGGGTCAGGTAACCAAAACCGGTAAAGCCTTCTCACTAGCCGGGAAACTGATCGCTTCGGGGATCGTTCTAGATAAGGTGAAGGACTTCGCGGGAGAATCCATTAGGGCGTTCTCCGACCTGAACGAATCTATGAACGCTGTCGAGGTGACGTTCGGGGGCGCCGCGCAAGGCATCAAAGAACTCGGTGAAGGCGCAGCAGAGTCGTTGGGTTTAAGCAACGAAGAATTCAACAGTTTAGCCGTCCAATTCTCGGCGTTCGCTGAGACTATTGCCGGTGAAGGCAACTCTGTTGTTCCGGTCATGGACACTCTGACTACTCGTATGGCCGACTTCGCTTCGGTTATGAACCTGGACGTGAACGAGGCTGCCCGGTTGTTTCAGTCTGGTTTGGCTGGTGAAACGGAACCTCTCCGTAAATTCGGTATCGACGTGTCCGCGGCGGCGGTCAATCAGCAGGCGTTGGCTATGGGGTTGGGCGATTCGTCCAACAAACTGTCCGAACAGGACAAGATTCTCGCTCGCTACCGGTTGTTGATGGCTCAAACAGACAAGACTGCTGGTGACTTCGCTAACACTTCTGATTCGTTGGCTAACCAGCAGCGTATCCTCGCAGCGGAAACCGAGAACGCTAAAGCGGCTTTCGGTGAAGGGTTAGCTCCGGTGATGGAAGGCACCCAACGAACAGCGAATGATTTGATGACCGTTCTCGGTAATTTGGGTCAGGCGTTCGGCGGGGCCGGCGAAGAAACCTCTTTCTGGGGTGACGCACTTAACGTGTTAACCGCTGGCGGAACTTTGAACGTTGCGGTTGACCAGTTATCGAAGCTCGCTGACCTGTTACGGGACAACGAGGAAGCTCAACGGGAACTCACCAAGGCGCACATGGAGTCTTTGGAACCGTCCGAAGCTCAAATAAAGGCGGCGGAAGGTGCCGACAAAATTTTCAGGCAGCAAGCCGACGCGATGGAAGAACTAGCTTCAAACACAGACGACGCTGTTACTGCTCAACAGGAACTAACTGACATCCAGAAGGCTGCGGCGGACCCCGCGTTCAAACTGCTCCGGGCTATCGAATCTTACGACGACGCACAAGACGACTACACCGAAGCGATAACCGAATTCGGTGACGGGTCTGCTCAGGCAGCAGAAGCCGCAGAAGATTTAGCGGACGCCCAACTCGATTTGAATGAAGCCGGAGCCGACTTCGCCGCGCAAGGTGGGGCAGCATCCATAGAGGCCATAGTCGACCTGTTAGAAACAGCTGGTGTTCTACCCGAAACGATCCAAGCGATCATCGACAAAATCAAGGAGTACAACGACACGCCCATAACACGCAAGGAAGTTTTCGTACCGGGCGTCGGGAATGTTATCCCCGGCGCTGGCGGGACTGTTGGTGGTGCCGGTACTATGATCGGGTTCGCTGAAGGTGGAATGGTTCCAGGACCTCAAGGCGCACCCATGCCCGCTCTTGTCCACGGTGGGGAAATGATCCTCAACCCCGACCAGCAAGCCGCACTCAAAACCGCCGGCCCGTCGTCGATGGTCACAATCAACGCTTTAACACTGTCGAACCGTGCCCTACTCGAAGCCAAAGAAATGGCTAGACGGTCGTGACCGCCTCATACAACACCGACGTTGACATAACCATCGAAGTGGCTTTCGGCGACGACGTATTCGATACATCGCCGACTTGGGTGGACATAACCGACGACGTGCGAACGTTTTCCACGGTCCGTGGCCGTTCAAGGGTGATCGACCAGATGCAAGCCGGACAAGCGTTACTCACAGTGTCTAACTCGTCAGGGGATTACAACCCGGCGAACACTGCCGGCACCCACTACCCGGGTGTGAGAGTGATGAACCCTATCCGAATACAAGCAGACTACGATTCGACTACTTACGACCTGTTCCGCGGGTTCGTCGAAACATGGAACGCAGAGTTCCCATCGGCGGCTAAAGACAACGTTTCTGTTGTTAAATGTATCGACGGGTTCCGGTTGTTCGCCATGTACGAAGGCGACTGGACCCAGTCCGCAGCGTTATCAGGTACAAGGGTCGGTAACATTCTCACTGCTGTTGGGTGGCCTGCGGGGTGGCGCGACATTGACTCAGGCACTCACACTGTTGCAGCGTTATCCACCGAGTTCGACACTGCTTTGTCTCAACTCCACCGGACTGCACTAGTCGAACAAGGACTGTTTTTTATTGCTGGTGACGGCGACGCCACGTTCCGTGACGGCAACACTCGGATAGAAGACCAGGCGTCTGTCGCCGAAACGTTTTCTGATGACGGGTCCGACCTGAAATACGTTGACGCTCATTTAGTGTACGACGACTCCCAGTTGTGGAATCAGGCGACGGTCACTCGGATCGACGGCGAAGCTCAAACTTCTACGGATTCGACGAGTGTCGGGGATTACGGTCAACGCGACCTGCATTTGTCGTCTACTTTGCATTACGCCGACGGCGAAGCCTTTTCGTTGGCTGGTTGGCTGGTGATGGAACACGGCAACGTTTTGGTCAGGGTTCCCGAGTTGACGGTGAAACCTGAACGGGACCCGTCGAACTTGTGGGCTCCCGTGTTGAGTTTGGAACTGTTGGACCGGGTTAACGTTGAGAAAACGTTACCGGGCGACGACTTCGACGACGACTTCCACGTTGAGGGTGTGTCTCATAATGTGCGGATGGTCGGGGGTCGGAGTTGGGAAACCACTTTCCAGTTGTCTCCGAAACTGCCGCATGACGACTGGTGGATTCTCGGTACTTCGGAGTTGGGTACTGACACACGATTGGGGTATTAGATGCCTACGTCAAACGGACAGGTTGGTCGGTTCGATATACGTCAGGATGCTGTTCACACGATTCATGTTGTGGATGATGCTATCGAAACAGCGAAGATTCCTGATATGGCGGTTACGTTCCCCGACAAGATCGACGACCCGATCTGGTCCACCACATTCCAAGGTAGGGCGTTCACGAACGAGTCGTTAGACACTACGTTCCAAACGTTCGACGATATCACGTTTGATGTTCCGTCGTGGGTTGACAGTGTGTCCGTGTTGGCTATAGGCAGATTCCAAATAACGAACACGTCGGGGTCTGACTACACCGTCTATCCAGGTATCGAAATCGAAGGTGAAGTGCAGGGTGGTGTGACTCAGTTCGTCGCTAACAACACGACCGAGGCGATGATGATGTCACGGGTAGATAACCTGATCGGTGTGGCAGGGTCCACCTTATCTGTAACTATGGAAGTGGCGTTGTCTGCTGGGTCTAACTCCGCCAACTTCGGGATTATTAACGGAATCGTGGTAGGTACGAGATGATCCAGTCTGCTCCCGACGGCTACTACATCCAACACAACAACCGGTTCATCCACTTGAACGAAAAGTGGTTAACCGACATGGACCGGCATCAGGTCAAACCCCGCCGCGCCAAAGTAGACGGACGGGTCGTGTTAGGCGACAACGAACGAGCGTTCAACAAACTACGCCACGCCGTCCAAACCAACAAACCGAAAGAAACAATTCTCGGACTGTTCGTCGAATTCAGGGACGGTCTAACCCAGAACCGGGTAGACCGCTCCAACTTGGGGTTGAAAGCTGTCACGAAAGACGGCGACGAAGATTTACGTGCCGTTCAACAGGGAGCGCCGGTCCGACCGTGGAACGCCGTCCAAACCAACAAACCGTTACACGATTGGATAAGGGAGCAGCGTGCAGACCGCAAGTAAATACAACCGGGCCCGAATCGAAACGACCCTAGCCAAAGTCGGGACCGTCCCGTTTCAAGGCGAAACCGTCCACGCCTACATCAACCACGGAAGGTGGGTGGCGGACTGTCCGTGCAACGGAGCCGAACTAGTCGCACCCGACCACAACATGTTGTGCGGTTCGTGTGGGGCTGAACACACCGTCAAATTCCCCGGACCGAAAACCAAACAGAAAATCGAACGGTTGCTTTCGTTGCGTTCCGCGCCCATCTACCAGAACTGGCAGGGGGAGTCGACCAACGAACTCGAAGCTGAGAACATCGAAAACGGGATATGGGAGGACATGTAAAAAAAATGGCCTTACCAGCCAGTTCTTGGCTTCCCTGTTGCGAAGGAGTAGCGGCAATCCTTCCCACAAAAGCGGTAGTTTCGGGTCAGTTGAATTCTAGTTAAGGGTTTGCCGCAGTTCTCGCAATCGCGTTGCGGTTTCCGTCCCCTTTCATCCCATTGCATCTTAGATCGCTCGCTCGCCTTCCTACGCCATTCGGGGTTAGCCTTAGCTCGCCGCCCCCCTTCACTTATTTTCCGTTTACTTTCTTCGCTCATACGGTATCCATCTGGGCGCCCAGATGGTCTATGTCCGTCTCTGTGATCTGCAGCCATGTGGCACGACCGACATAGAAGTCGGGCGTTAGAGGGTTCCCACTCAAGGTCTGGACGTGCTGTTCTGCTTTTGATGTGGGCAACATCAAGCGGCTGGTTTGATGTACCGCAGGTCTGACAAACCCGATCCCGAGCTCGAACAGTAAATCTCATCGCCCACTTCAGTTCTTCCCGCCCCGGTTTGGGCGACACCTCAACAACATATTTCATTAGATGAAGTTTAACACTCATCTACGATAGAAAGGAGATTCACCTATGGCCTGGACTGCACCTCGCACATGGGTGACTTGACTAGTGAAGTAGTCACAGCAAGTCACATGAACACTCACGTCCGCGACAACTTTTTGGAAACGGGTACGGCAAAAGCGACGACCGCCGCCGGGTTCTTAATGTCTGGCGGTACTAACACTGTTGTTGAACGGGCTGCTGACGGGGCCGCGGTAACCACTCAACAGTCAACTACGTCCACATCGTATACCGACCTGACCACTGCGGGACCGGCGGTCACAATCACAACCGGTACTAGGGTTTGTGTTGCTGTGGTTGCTAGGATCAACAACGGCACGCTCGGCAACGTTTCGTACATGTCATACGCTATTTCGGGGTCTACAACCTCGTCGGCGTCGGACAACGTTTCCGCTCACCTAGAATCCGACCCGGCGGACCAAGTAGGAACCCCCTGCAACTTCCATATTCGTACTGGGCTCACCGCAGGGTCGAACACGTTCACGTCTAAATACCGGGTGTCTGGCGGTACCGGCAACTTTGAAGACCGTAGGATTACGGTCATTCCGGCGTGATGCTCACATGGTTGGCCGACGAACTCACTGCCGCCGGCCTGAACGTGGAGGAACACACTGGTTGGGAAACCCGGTCGTCGCCGACGTTGAACAGTTACAACCCTGTGGGGTTGTTGAACCATCACACTGCAGGTTCTTCGATCCTGTACAACTACCCGGACCCGCCGTACTGGTCGAACACCCGGCTCGAGGATTCGTGCAACATCACTATTAGACCGAATGGGGTAGTGGCCGTGTTGAACGCTGGGTACGCGTACGATTCGGGGCAGGGCGACCCGAACGTGTTAACCAGGGTCCGTAACGACTGGCCGATTGAGGAACCCACCGACCACACCGCGGACGACCGGATACTCGGCAACCCCTACTTCGTCGATATTGAAGTGCAGCACAAAGGCGACGGCGGGCCGATAGTCGAAGTCCAGTACGACGCTCTGATCCGTACTAACGCGGTGATCCTCACGCACATGGGTTGGTACCCTCTCACTAGACTTTTGGGGCACCGTGAATGGACCCTACGCAAAACCGATCCGAAATGGAACGGAACTGTTAACCCTATGCCCGGTATCCGGGCTGACACTCTCGCCTTAATGGAGGACGATATGCCGACCGCCGAAGAAGTAGCTCAAGCCGTGTGGGAACACAACGTCCAGTCCGGTATCACCGCCGCGCTTGCGTTGGACCGCAACTACCGCAACATCAGCGAGTTGATTGTTGCTCATCGTGCCGGAATGCTTGGTACTACGGCTATGGCCGATATCGACGACGAGGATTTGGCTGAGATAGCGGACGCTGTGAACGATGAACAAGCGCGACGGTTAGCCGAATGAGCGGCGCGGCGTGGACAGTTTCGGCGATTGTCGTCGGCGGGTTGCTGTTAGCTGCCCTCAAATGGGTGACAGCGTACGCGACGACTGCTATCGCTTTCCAAGTCGTCGACAAGATAGGCGACTCGTTGCAGGACCGGTGGAAGTCCGACATTGACGACGCTTTGGCTTCCGTCCAGGACGAACTTTCGTACAACGGGGGGCAGACAGTGAAGGATATGGTCCGGCAGATCAACTGTGACGTCGAAACCCTCCTACACGAAACATGAAAAGCCCTTTGACCTGGGGATACCTTCGACGTTGCGTTCTAACGCATTCTTTTTACTGTTCGGGTACTGACCACTAGACAAATAGGGAGATAACTATGGGAAATCTGTTTGACCGTGAACCGGCCCTGATCCTGGGAGCTGTGAACGCTGTTATTGCGTTGGCTGTCGGGTTCGGTTTGGACATCACTATCGAACAGGCGTCACTTATCAACGCTGCGGCTGCTGCGGTGTTGTCTGTGGCTGTCCGTTCGCAAGTGACACCAGTTTAAGGGGTTTGTGATGGCGAGGGACATCAACGATCTAGTAGCCCGGTCGCTCGGGCGGAAACAAAACAAAGGGTGCCCGTTCCCGTACATGGAAGGCGACACCGCCGCGTACGTGGCCGCACTCGAACAATACGACTACGACGAGTTAAACAAACAGGACATCCACAAGATCCTCAACGAGGAGTTCGGTGTGGTCGCTCCGATCAAACGGGTGTACGCACATTTCAACCCGGACACGTCCTGTGGATGTTGACCGTTTGGTTGAGAAATCACGGAAGGACCGCAAACCCCGTCCTGCCCACCCGAAGGGGTGGGAGCCGGGAGCGGTCCTAGACGAAAACGCTGAAGGTTTCCTGACTACCCGCCCGCGGACGCTCGCGGATGGGGAACTGGTGAAACCCGACGCCGAACCGTGGGAACATCATTTACGCCGCGCCGGGTTAGACCCGTCGAAAGTGGAAGTGGTACCACCCGTCGAAGTCCGCACCTGGGACATGAACTTGGGTGAGGGCCGTATCGAAACAGCCGTGTATTTCAAAGCGAAAATTATTGCACGGCAAACTTCGGTAGTGGACGAGGAGCTACGTAAGTTCATCCTGAAATGGAAACCCCGCAAACCCCAGACTGTGGCTGGTACTAGTTCGTTTGTGGTGCCGTGGGCGGACTGGCAGGTAGGCAAAAACGACGGTGACGGGGGTACTGAAGGGACCATCCGCCGGTTGTTGGACATGTTCGACCGGACTGTTGACCGGTTCAAACATTTGTCGAAAACCCACGACTTCGACCAGATAGTGGTGTGTTCCCTCGGGGACCTCATCGAGAACTGCGCCGGGTTTTACGCTCAGCAGACGTTCACTGTCGACCGGAACCTCCGCGAACAGGAACGGATCGTTAGACGTTTGATAACTCAAGGGTTGAAAACGTTCGCTGATTTGGCTCCTGTAGTGGTGTTGCCGGTCGGTGGGAACCACGGCGAGAACCGTGCGAACGGTAAATCGTTCACGGATTTCGGTGACAACTGGGATGTCGGTTTGTTTGAACCTGTCGCTGAACTGATGGGTGAGAACCCACGGTTCGATAACGTCGGGTTCCACATTCCCGACGCTGACCTGACTCAAACGATTGATGTCCACGGGACTATTTTGGGGTTGGTTCATGGACACCAGGCGAAGGGTGGGGGGAAACCCCACGACAAGATGATGCGTTGGTGGGACGGTCAGGCTAGGGGCAGGTTGCCTATCGGCGACGCTGACGTTCTCCTGGTTGGACACCACCACCATTTGATGGTCCGCGAGTATGGGCCTCGGACGATCATTCAGTGTCCTGCGATGGACGGTGGTTCGGAGTGGTTCGCTGATATGACGGGTGAGGATTCGCCGCCTGCGGCGGTGACGTTCACTGTCGGAGCGGACGGGTGGAGTAATTTCGATGTGATGGGGTTCTCGAGGGAGTGACCATGTTTCCTACTTACCCTTGGATGGGTAGTAACCCTATCGGTAATGTTGGGGGTGAGGTTGTTCCGGACCGGTTCGACCATGAACCCGTCCGCGGGTACAGGTCTTGGCATGTTGTGCCTACTAGTGGGGGTGTCCGGTTGCGGTCGTTGCACATGCCCCACGAATGGTCTAACCCTGAAACAGCTAAATGTTACCCGCAGGGTGTAACCCAAATCGACCATAACCGGACTGACGCTCCCCACCCGGACTGTTCGTGCGGGTTGTACATTCAACACCCAGACCACACTTTCACTGAGTGGGAGCCTATGCGCGTCGGGAAAGTGTCCGTGTTCGGTACGGTCGAACTGTGGGGTCGGGTGATTATCTGCGAACGCGGGTACAAAGCCCAACACGCCCGCATCGTCTCAGGGTATTTCGAAGTGTCCTGCGCTAAGGGTGGGTGTTTGAACCCTGTTGTTGGTGTGCAACCCCGCCCGGTGGGTCCGGTGTTGTGTTGGTGCACAGCTCACGAACCAACCGAATCGGATCATGCCGTGTTGGATTCTGACACTTGGTTGATGGAGGCTGCACGCCAGTTACGGGACCACTACCAAACCAAATTTTTCTACTGGGGTGAGTGAGCGGAGGGTGCAGGGATCGAACCTGCGAGGGCGTTAACCCGACTCTGGTTAGCAACCAGGCACCTTGCCTCTCGGTCAACCCTCCATGAGAGGAAGGTGGAGGAGTCGAACCCCTGACTTTCACATCACTCTGGTTTTCAAAACCAGTCGCCACCCACGCAGCAGCACCTTCCAAGATTCAGTTGGAGGAGCTACTCGATCGGTGCGCGTGACGTGTCATTAGTTTTTTCACTTTAGCAAGCGGAGCGCATAAACTCAACAATTGCACAGGAGATGCATTATGGCCGATGTCGGCAAAACTAAGGAGATCATTGAGATCGTTCCCGTACCGGAGAAAGTTCCGGTCAAACAGTGAGACACAAACACACCAAACCGGTCTCTTGGGTGGCGTGGTTCGCTTCGCTGGCTTTGCTGGTGCCTTTGGTAGCGGTCGGCGCTCCCGCATTAGACCAGGCCGTACAGGACCGTTTATGCGCTTTAGAAGCCCTGCACGGGGTGGAGGACCCATCATGCCAGCCGACGACTACGACCTCTACGAGTACGTCAACGACCTCCTCGACAACTTCAACGACAACATCATCCACGACAACAACAAGTGTTCCGACTGTTCTTGTAATCCCTCCGACGCAACAGCAGACGATCCCGGGGTTCAACAGTAACGAGTCGTTCCGTATCCAGATTGCGTGTATCACTACCGAAACCGTCCAATGCGATTTGAACGCTGGCGGTAAACGTAACATCGCCGACTTCGACTATTTAGCGCATGGAATGCCGTACCTGTATCCCGAAGCGCAACCAGGTATGCACCAGCACGCTTGGTGGGTGTCGGGTGATAGGGAAGGTTACCGGTGTGCTTACGGTTTCATGTACGACCAGCATCCGAACCCGTTCGGTGTTTTCTCCGAACCGCGTCCGGCTGAGTTCATTGCACGGTTCTCGATTGTCCGGCCTACGGGCCAGGGGTACGGGAAAGTCAACGACACTTACATGGAGGAAGGTCAACGGTACTACGACGGCACGGTTGCTAATGAAGGTGGTATGGAAATTTCTGAGGACTGCCAGCAGGCGGCTTTGGAACCCGGTTTCGACTACGACGGGTATGTTCCCCACGGTCCTGATGATATTAGGGTTGGTTTGTTCCGTTCTGATGGTGCTATAGCCGACATCCGTGATTTCACTGATGTGAATGTTTTGGTGCCGGGCCATTTCGAGTTTGTCAGTCTCGAGGACGGGCGGGCTCAGATCGTGTTTGTTCTTGGTGCTAATAACAAGGTGTCGCACGTGTTCTACTACGACACTATGAATTCTGGGTTGTTGGCTGTCGAAGTTAACGGAGTCACGTTACAAGATAGTTAAAGTCCGGGTTGGGTGTTGGGCGTTTTCCCTCCCGCGTTTCCTGGGAATGTTCCTGTCCGTTCCTGGGTCCGCACCCAACCCGCCTCGATTGAACCCCCCGTTCTGCCCGCTAAGGGTTAGGGCGGGGGGTTCTTTTACGTCCAGGGGGGTTGACAACTTGCAAACCGTGTGTATTGTGTGGGGTGTGGAAACTATGACAGAGGAACGCAGACAAGTACAGGAACTCTACGAAGCGGGCTGGACCGTAAGGCAGATCGCTAAAGAACTGGATGTTTCGACGCAACGGGTTTACCAACAGTTGAAAGCTCTCGACTTGCCCGCTCCGGGGAAGGCGCAGTAGTGGCCGCTAAAACTCTTGCTACGGGTGTGGCTTTTCTCGCTGTACTCGACTTGATCACCACTCGTCTCGTGTTGGCGTTGGGCGGTATCGAAGGTAACCCGCTGATGGTTGCTGTCGCTGGTAACTGGTGGGGTGTTGTTGTGAAACTGGTTGTCACGCCGTTGTTGTTGTGGTTCATGGTTTGGTACGGGACTCGTCATGCCCCTCAGACGACTTTGGTTGTTTTGACTGTGGCGTTGACGGTTTATTCGGTGGTTGTCGCTAACAACATTCTGGTTGTCAGGGAGCTGGTCTGAATGTTCCGCCGCATGATTGTCCGCTGGTCGAAACCAGTAGTGACCAGGATCGGTAAACGGTTAAACGCTTACCGAATAAGCCAACTAGAGGGGAAAAACAAGTGAGGAAACTAGATTTCGCTGTCGCTTTAGCGTTCATCGTCGTCCTATTCGGACTACCAGCACTCGCCCAAAACGACTGCAACACCTACCACAACCACTCCGGGTACATTCCCGGAACATACGACTACGCCAACTTCTACGAAAACGGGTTTGAACCGTTACTCAACGTCCGCACCAACGGACAAAACATCAACGTTCCGCCACCGGAAGGAAGGTCATCGTGGGACACTGTAGAGAAATGCCACGACCCGGAGGTTACCACTACGTCCACTGTGGAAACCACGACGACGACCCAACCGACGACGACCACTTCGGAGGCGACGACCACCACGACGGAGGCGACGACTACCACAGTGGAACAGACAACCTCGAGTACCCCTCCTTCCTCTACGACCCAGCCAACAAACCCCTCTACTACATTGGAGGAACTTCCGTTCACGGGGGCGGGTAACGGTCCGGCTTTGGTGGCTATCGCTGCAGGGTTGATCCTCGCCGGCCTGTTGGTTCTTGTCAGGGAAACCGAATGAGACAGGTTATCTGGTTGGTCGGTACGGTCCTGCTTTGGGTGTACATCATATGGAAGGTAATCGGATGAACCCGTTCAGGAAGAAGCAGAAACCCGAAAGGTTGTACGGTTGGCAGATCCTCCATGAAACCAACGAACTAACAGGTGAGAAACGGTGGACGGTGTTCGCACCGGGGTGGTATGTTGCTGGATGGGTCGAACCGGCGAAGCGTCTCGAATTCGATTCGTATGAGGAAGCTTTTGCTGAGTACGCCGAACGCGCTGGCTGGTCCACGATCCGCAGAGAGCAACCACAGGAGCCTGCATCGTGACCGGCATCGTAAGTTTTGAGGGGGGCGGCAACCCTTCCTCCTGGACCAACCCGCCGCCCCTCTCATGCAACCCCAAAAACCAAGAGTACTGCCCCACAGGGTACGCACTCCACGCAATGTGGTCGCGGGCTGTCCTACTCAAACAACAGTACGGCAACCACCCCGTCAGACACGAGAAACGAGCATGGGAAACACATTTAAGGGAGTGTGCAAAATGAAAGGGAAAGACAAACTGATGATGACAGTGTTGGGGTTGTGCCTAATCGCCAGCCAACTCGTATGGCTGCAAGGGTGAAATCATGCTCGACCTACTACCAACAGCGACAGTAACGAAAAGCGACCAGCTCACCGCCGAAGGTGTTGCATCCGTGGTACGCATCAAATTCGCTTACCTCGATGGACACATCGGGTTCGTGCACATCACAGCCGACACCGCCTTAGATCTCGCCGCTCAACTCCTACTGACCGCAGGGCAGATACGACCCGACCTAATAAACGACCCTGTTGATAGGTGCCCTCAGTGCGCCGGGTTTAACACGGTTGTTGTGGAACGGGTGTCGGGGGCGTTCCATGTTGCTTGCCGGGACTGCGACGAAAACCTGTTGTGGGTCGACGACACCAAAGAACTGGTAGCCGAATGAGCAACGTAAGTCCGGTACTATTTGATGCCTTGGTCCATTCAGCGGGCCTGGCTGCTGATCTTGCAGCGTCTGACAGGTTTAGGGAAGGTGCGCCCGTAGCGCAGCAAGTAGGGGCAGGCGTTGAAGCGGCCTTCGCACACGCGGTCGGTTTGGGGCTTATTTCGATTACACCGCTGGAGGAGTGGCCTGAGTTACGCCGTATCCCTTGGTGTAGGAGCGATGTTGTTAAGGACGACACCCAATGAAACTGGTCACGTGCAGAGAAGCCGCCGAAATCTACGACTGCACCGCAAGCCGGTTCCACATTTGGGCTCGAGAAGGAGTAATCCAACCCGTCGCCGGATCAGGACACCGGTTCGACCCCCACAAATACGATTTAGACGAAATCGCCAGGGTTCTCGTCCACGGGAAGGGCCGTCCGCGGCGACGCAACCCGAAACTGTCACCAGCTCGGATCATTGACCTCCTCGACTTGGAAGGGTACGCCACTATCCAGAATTTGGCTGACTGGTTGGACGAGAAACCGGAAACGGTACGTAAAGCTTTGTACCGGTTGCGTGACAACGGCGAAGTCGGCAAGGTTGACGAGTGGTGGGTGTTGCCGGGTCGGGTGCCTCCGGTCGGACGGTGGAAGGGTCCTAAAGGATCGGTCCGGTTCCCTGCGTCTGTTGGTTGGAGCGGAATGTGATGCCCGTACCCGAACCCGTCGCCGAACACGGCACCTACCCGAACATTATGGAACACCCGTTGCACCGTTTGACGGCTACCTGTTTGAAACATTGGGGTGATGTTGTGGTGGGTGAACCGTTCCGGTGGTCTAACGAGAGTGTCAGGTTGTCGCCGACTCAGGACACGTCGTTCGATGAGTGGGTTAGGTTGGCGAAGTTCAACCGTTTGGCGCCGGGGTGGCCTAAGACGTTCCGGTTGTTCTGCAAGATTTGTGGGGGTTTGTCTCGGCACGCTCCGAAGGGGTTGTCTCGTGGCAGTTGATTATTCGGGTTTGTCGGATGTCCAGTTTTTGTATTGGTTGCGTAACCGGTTGTTGTTTGTGTATCGGGTGGGTCAATATGATCCGATGGTGGTCCGGTTGGAGGAAACGATAGACAGGATGAAAGAGGAACAATGAGCAGATACGTGTATTACGTGATATCGGCACCAGAGGGGCTGTCAAGAAGGTGGCATTCTGGTGGTGCAGCCGTTGTTAAAGCGAGGGACGCTGAGGAAGCTCTGAACGTTCTAGAAACCTATTTGAACGAACGAGGAGTGCGCGGCGACATGGGTGAAGTATTTGAACGAAACGACGCGACCGTACGCCGGTTGGACGCAGACATCGAAATCTTCAAAGACGCTGGTTGCTGCTGATGAGTTTCACTGAGTGGGTGGAAGCGTTCACCAAAGCACAAGAAGAAATGCCAGCAATAGGCAAAACCAAAACAGCTGACATGGGCAACTACTCGTACACGTACGCCGACCTCGGGTCCATTTTGGAGGCTGTCCGCCCCGTACTCAACAAACACGGGTTATCAGTCGCCCAATCACCAGTGTCCGACGGGAACAGGGTCGGAGTCGAAACCCGCATCTACCATGAGGCCGGGCACGTCGAAACGTTCGGACCCCTGTACTTACCGGCGGGTAACAACGCTCAAGGCGCCGGGTCGGCTGTCACTTACGCCCGACGGTATTCGTTAACCGCGGCACTCGGGTTGTCACCTGACGACGACGACGACGGCGCCAAAGCCATTGTCGTGGAAGCCCCGGACGTGGAGGGGAAAGACTGGCTTGCTAACGCCGTCCAATCGTTCTCGGAGTGGTCGGAAACGGACCGTGAGAACCATGCGATGGCGGCGGTGAAAGCGTTGAAGGTTAAGAAACCGATGTCGTTGGTTGAAGCGAAGAAGGTTCATGCTCGTATGGCGAAATTGTATTACGAGGAGCACCCGAATTCGCCGGAGGCACCGTTCTAAATGGGGTATGTTCAACACTGGAACGACAAGGGTGACGGGTTCGGCCACGCCGACATTCTGAAGTGTTGGGATGAGTGTAAGCCGTTCCCCCACACCTCATTCCCAAAACTGGCGCTTCCACCCCTGTCGTGGGAGACAGGACATGACCCAAAGGATTGGGTTTGTGACAAATGTGGGGCAACCCGATGACTAAGAAGCGACAGAACTACATGAAACGGGCCGACCAAGCGTTCTCCAAATACATCCGCCTAAGAGACGGTAAATGCCAAGCGTGCGGGGCGACCGAATACCTACAATGCGCCCACATCATCACCAGATCCTACAAAGCCATCCGCGTGGTCGAAGATAACGCTGTCGCCTTGTGCCGGTCGTGTCACGTCAAGTTCACGCATAGGCCGTTGGAGTGGAGGGAGTGGGTGGAGGACCATTATCCGGGAAGGTGGGAAGCGTTAAAAGCCGAAGCCCTCAAATATTCAAAGGTGGATTGGAAGTTCCAAGCCCGCTACTGGACAGAAAGGGTGAAACAGATTGACTCCTGAACTCTCACAAAACCATTCCATTCCGCCAGATCGACCTGATGGAACAAAACCAGAACGCCGTTGGGCATTCAACACGTTACCGACAATGGATGGCGAAGCGTTCTTAACGGACGCCGACGTTGTCGAAATCATCCTTTCAGACCTGCGTCATGGACACATCGCTAGACAAGACATCGAAGACGTACTTAAGGAAACGGAATGACTCCTGAACTACGTGACTACATAACGTCGATAACGGCCAACACCCGGCTACTAGCCAAACTCGTCGCCCGGTTGGCTCGGGCGCAAGGGTACGAACAGACAGCCGTACGTGCGGAGTCGGTGGCGGACGACATGCTCGACGCATACAACCAACTGGACAATGGGAGCTAAACGCAGATGGATACCCTTATCCACCGAATTCCCCCACGACAACACCGGAACCCGACTACAAGAAGAATTCGGACCGGCAGGGATCGGCATATGGGTAGCCCTCTTAACCGCAGCGAAACGGGCTCACGTCCAAGGACAATTCTCCTACGTCAGCGAAGGAGACGCATGGGAGAAACTCGGAGTCATCGACCCTCCATGCACGTTCGAGGAGTTCATTGAAATGACCGGACGCATGAAGAAGACCCGAAAGAGAGCCCGCGGACGCATCACAGACGTACAAATCACAGGTTGGGAACAGTGGAATAACGCCCCGAGAACAGGTTCGGGACGTCAACAAACCCCCAGTGTACCCCCTGATTCTGTGCGCCGGAATAGTGCCATTGAGAGTGACAGTGATATTGATATAGAGATTGACAGTTCTAATCCTTTTTTCAAATTCTTGAAAGGCAAAACATGAACAGGCTTGTGTTGCAGTCGGCGTGTGTCCACGGGTATTTCGGTAACTGCCATTTCACGGACTACACCACTCCCGACCCGGTAGTCTGCGATGGTGGTAGTGAAAGGGTGGTGGAACCGGACTACGACAGGGCGTGGGAGTTCTACTACGAAACAGCGGGGAGAAGGTTCGAGTCTGGGTTGACGGGGTTGCAGGTGAAACAGTTAGTGGATAGGGCGTTAGGAGCGGACAGTGAATAGCCGAGAGTACAGGGAACTACAAGAAGTCCTGGACATAATCGGAGAAGGTGAGAAGGGTCCAGTTACGGCTGCTGCTCGTTCGGTGTTGGACCGCTGGCAACTCTGCGACGAATGCGACGGTGAAGGGTTTGAGGTCGAGGAACATATACGTTCGGTTGCTGAACACCATCCGTCATGCAGCGGTGGCTCTGGTTGTGAGTCCACTTGTCCAATCGAGGTACCAGTTCCCGAATATGAGCGAGTGCCCTGCACCCGTTGTGGTGGTTCTGGTGTGCTACCCAACCAGACAGTAGAGATTGACCAGACGACGCTCCGCATTGAGGCTCGTAAAGAGTGGACAGCCAACCTCAAGCTAGGTCGAATCGTTGTTCCCGACCAGTGGGATAAGGCAATCTGGCTAGACCACCTAGCTGCTCGAACCGAATACATCGTGCGCCAATTGCCAGGAGTCAAGATCGACTTCGAGCTGGACCACGACGCTTACGAGGCTGCGGTTCGTGCGTTCGACAAGGAAACAGAATGAGATTGCGAGAACGAATTGCTAGACGACTTGACCCGAAGGTCTACGAGAATCGTGACGGGTGGTATCGCAGATACAAGGAGCTGTGGGAGGAACACTCGCGGGGCTGCGAGTGCCACGATTCGTGGGACCAATGCCCCTGCGTCGAGGAAGGCCATCAGGCGTATCAAGTGACATGGCGGGGGAATCGTTGCGAGTGTTGTCGGTGGTGTTCTAAACCTTCGGGTCAACCGTCACCGTTTGCGGTTCGTGCCTTCGACAAGGAGACAAAATGAGCGTCGGATGGCCAGGAGACATGGACCCAATGGAAGAAGAAACCACGCATATGTCTAGTACAGGAGCCACCACAATGAGCGACCTGAGCGAAGCCATTACAACAATCGGATTGCGGACGAACATTCCAAGCCAAGAACTAGATCTTGTCTTGAAGGCTGCTCGTAGGTGGGATGCCCTGACCTCGGAGGAAACCATCGAAAAGGGAGCGTTCGCATTGTGGGTCGAGGACTCAAAAGCCACACCAGAGAACTACGGCCTATGGAACCATCTAACGGAGCAATCCCGCAATGGGTATCGCCGTGAATCTCGGGCCGTCCTGCGGGCTGTTGCGGGAGTCGAGGAATGAGCGACTCACCGAATTGGGCGATTTGTGACCACGACAAAACGATTCGCACTCGTGCAGGTGAGACCGTGTGCTTTTGGTGCGGCCATTTGGTCGAGGAAGGAAACAACGAATGAGCGTCCAGGAGTACCGACAACTGCGGGAAGCCCTCGAAACTTGGAGACGGCATAGACGAAACGGAACCATGCCACCGATGAAGACGATGGAAGTCATTGTTGGGGCTGCCCGTCGTGACCTGGCCCGCTGGCAAGAATGCGGGGAGTGCGAAGGAACGGGCTGCATCCACATCGAGGACAAGATGGAATATCGCATCATCGCTGGACTTGAAGACCCTTGCTGCCCGTCTTGTGGTGGGAGTGGGGTGCTACCCAACCAGGCACGACAGTCAGATGCACTCAGGGGTGACGGCCCATGTTCGGACTGTGGCACCACTGAGAATCCGACCTGGTTCACTGACTCTGTTTTCTGGAACGCCGTCATAAGGCAGGGTGACTACGTTGAGCCGATTCTATGCCTCAACTGTTTCGTAGTTCGTGTGGACCAGGCTGGGTTCTCTTGTCGGTGGCGTCTGCTTCCAGAGTTTCATTGGGAGACAAAAGCGGAGGCCGTGTTGCGTGCGGTTAAGGAGGACACCCAATGAGCGAAGTAATCACCCTCTACCAGATTGAGGATTGGGCAATATACGGAGAGGTACTAGACGTTGACGACCCGTTCGTGAAGGTGGATGGCGACGCCTCACCTGTGGGTGAGTTCGTGGAGCGTGCCTGGTGCAACACCCACAATGCCGAAGGCGTCGAGAACCATGGTGGAGGGTCAGCTGAGTGCTGGCGTGTTGTTTGGGCCGACACACAATCAATGGAGGGTGTCAGTGTTCCTTACGAATTGTGCAGGATCTCGGTGAGGTTGGTGCAGACACCATGATGAGTGACCTAACCCCTGGGATACAAATGCGCGACCGGCTACTGATGGACATCTGGGAACCCAATGTCGCCATCCTCGACTATCCCAAAGGGTCAGTTGGCTACGAGTTTCTCAAACTGTACGACGAAGCCTTCGACCTGCTTTGTCGGGATGGTCAATCATCGACCGAAGCTGTATCTTCTGTTCGGATAATGTTCGGCAGTTCACTACCAGGAAGAAAGAAAGGCGACGATTTATGAAACAGGAGATTATCCCCCAATACGTCGACGTTTCTGACATACGCCCCACAAAAGCCAAAGCCCTGCCCTGGTCGTGGGACGACGAGGAAGCCAACATCAGGACCCGCCAGTGTTTGTGCTGTGGACGCCCCGGCCACTACCAGGAGATGCTCGAAGCGCACATGGCAGAACACGGAGTCGAAGGTATGGCGGTTCTTGTTGACGACGACGGCTTCATGGGCGACGGCCATCACAGGGTTGTCGCCGCCCGCCGTTTGGGAATTGAGCGGTTGCCCTTAGAAACCAACGAAGAATGTCAGGCCCGTTGGGTTAGGGACCACGGTTATGTGGACTGGGAACACAGAAAGTTCGGTGACCGGTGAAGGGGGGAACAGACCAGTGATTTACTACACCCATAAGGTAGGCATCCGATGAAACAGGAGATCCCCGAATACGTCAAACAACGACTCGAGAAACTCCAATCCCAACTAGCCGACGCCGAAGCCACCCTCAAAGCCACCAGCCCAGTAGACCCCCTACTCGTCGAAATAGCACATTCACTGCAACTCGCTGAACTGGTATGCAACCCGCAAGCGTCGCTACCGTTCGACCGGCAGAAAGTGTCCGGTAGTAAAACCCAACCCGAACCAGGCGCCAACGTTAGGGGAGCTCGCAGGGCCACTCGGATACTCCGCAAGAACTTGGAGGACGCTATCAGACGATTCCATATTGCTGCTGAACACGACTGGAACCCTCCTCGCCCACCCAAAGATCCGATGCGTAGGTGTAGGAACAGGAAGTGCGAAGCCGTGGATAAGCGTATTCCGAAGTGGGTTGGTCCGCGGGGTTCGAGGATTGAGTTGGTGAATTGTCCGAAGTGTGAGTGGAAACTAGGAGAAGCATGAGCGACTGTCCTGATTACGGAATGGTTGACCCGGTAATGGGCTATTGGAACACTCCTTGCACGCTCGAAGCCGGACACACCGGACCACACATAGACAGCGAAGGGTTCTCGAGATACCCCCTGACGAAACGAATCAGAGATCTGAGAACCCCGGCTACGGTTGAACCTGCCTACACACCCGACGAACTCAAGGAAGCTCGCCTTCTGGTGGACTCTTGGGTAAGCGACTTAGAACAAACGCCGTGAGATCTGATGTGATCTTTGTTCTGGTTATGCTTATCGTAGCGGTTGGTGGTGTTCTACTAGGCGCCTGGTTGTGGTCTATCGCTGGCGTGCCTTTCCTTATTACTGTTGGGAAGGTCTGCTATCGGATGGGTTCAAAATCCAAGAAGTTAGGAGAAGCATGACCCCCCCTGTTTGTCCGCAGAATTTCCCAGTATCCGTAAGGGATAGTTGACACACCATTTGTAAACCACTATGTTCATCTACTAGGAATGGGAGTTTTGTGCACTCACCACCCCACACCAATGGCTAAACCCTACTACCGGTGGCCCAAAGGCCTACGCCAACAAATCCTCAACCGCGACAACAACACCTGCCGCATCAACCTACCCGGCTGCACCCACACCGCCCAAGTAATCGACCACATCATCCCCGCACTCAAAGGCGGCGCATGGTTCGACCCAAACAACCTCCGCGCCGCATGCAAACACTGCAACCAAGCACGCCGCACTACCACCCCACCAACCACCACACAAGAACACTGGTAACCAGGGGGGCACCCACGACACGGGACACACACCATCCACTCCACAGGATCGTGACTGGGAAAC